GGTAGTAACGCACAGACCGCGACGCACCCGCCGACAACTGGTCAGCGAGCCAAGCCGCACCGCTGGCGAGTAGGTCGGACATGGGCACCTCGATCTACAAGACCGCCGGCGGCGCGGAAAGGATGAAACGCTGCCGCCGGCGGCTTGCAGTGGGACGGGACGGGATCAACCGACGTTGATCAACACCTGGACGCTGGCGTCGGCAGACAGAGCCGCCTTCGCAGCCTTGCCCGCTCGCTTGTTGTTGGTCGCCGTGGTGGTGATGTTGCCAGCCGTGGCGTCCCAGTAGACGAGGGCACCCTGCCCAATCGCACCAGTAGCCTTCGGCATCGACCATACGCCATCGACAGCGACCGCACCGAGAGCGTTGGCGGCAATCGCCACCGGAGCCACGGTCACGAGGTCGTTGAGCACAACCACAGCGCCAGCCGCAACAGCGGCAGACGGCGTGTGGTCGATCAGGCAGTCGCCTTGCACATAATCAGCCATGAGGATCACCTACTTTCTGGGAAATGGGTTGGGTTGGAATCATGCCGCCGGGCGGGCTTAGGCTCCCGCCCGGCGGTCACGGTTTGTCTTCAGATCAAGTCGCGTCGCCCTTGACGGAGGCGAGGTATTCAGCCTTCGCCACACCTATGTCGAAATAGCCACGCATGCTGATGCCTAGCGTTTCGAAGGATGCGTCCGCCGTCTCAACGATGGGCGATTGCACGCCATTGAGGAACGCAACTTCCATCGCCGGCATGTCGCTCGGGTTGGCGACGAGGTAGTAATCCTCGGCGCTGGACAGGTAGCTGGTCGAGACGACCTGATACCGACCGGCGAGCACGTTGACATTCGGGCCAGCGGACGAACCACCGACGAGCAGGGCAGAACCCATGATCTCGGCAGCAGCGATCTCCAGGTCGGCAGGCACGAGCAGGATGCGAGGATCAACGGCAACCGGGTTGCCATCGGGATCCTTGAGCTTGCGGAACTTGGTCGCCAACTTCTTCAGGTTGTTGAGCGACAACGCACCCGCAGCCGATTCCAAATTGCCACGACCCGACGTGTACCACGTATTGTGGTTCGCCTGGAACTCTGTCCAGAACAGATCATTCAGGGCAAGAGCGCCACCCCTCCCCAACCGCTGCGGGACAGCGGTCAGAGCACCGAGGTCATCGTTGATGAGATCTGTGCGGGTCACGCTGCTGAGTACGCCGAACGTCGAAGCCGAGATCGTCCGCGACTCGTCGCTGACGCCAGCGTTCTTCAGTTCGCCGCCAGGAGCGACGGGCTGGAACTTCATCGACCCGTTGAGCCTGTAGCTCGTGACGGTCTTGAAGTCGTTCACGCTCCGCACAGACGAGATCGAACGCCACGAGGACTCGACGCCGTTGAACCCGGCGAGGAGGAACTTGTTGACGGTGCTCGACAGGATGCCGCTGATGCTGTGGGTCGCCCACGCCGCAGCGAGGATCGGACGCAGCGTCGCAGCCGACAGCCGGCGAGGCCCGGTATAACCGCCTTCCTCGGCAGCCGAGAGCAGCACCTCGCCGAGCGACGTCGTCCGCTGTATCTTGGCAGCGGCTTCGAGCGTCTGGACGCTGTACTGCTTCTCGACATTCGGCAGGTTGCCCTGAAGGGCGAACGCTGCCTCGATGACTTCGGGCGTGCGAGCGGTCGGCTGCGCCATGTGAACGGCAGGAGCCGCAGGACGCTCGTCGCGGGTGGCGATCAGCTTTTCCATCTGTTCGACTTTCTTCGTGAGGGACGCGATCACGTCGGTGTGATCGACGGTGGTGGCTTCCACGGCGACACTCGCCGGGGCTTCCACAGCGGAAGCCACAATCGGCTCCTCTGCGGGCGTCTGGGTGGCGTTGTCCGCCATAGAGAACTCCTCGTCGGCTTCCGCCGCGATGGCGACGCTGGTCTGCGAGTCAGCGCCAAGGGTGACAAACGAAACCTCTCGCAGAGCAGAGGCTTTGACTACACGAACCGGCCCAACGTGAGCCGCTCCGTTGACTTGCGTGACGCCTTCAGCGTCGATCTTTTGGTGCCTACGAACGTCGGCACCAACGCTCGCTTGGAACTGGTAGCCAGCGGCAGCGAGTGCGGCGACCTGGTCAGCGTTGCCATTGCTCGCGAGGATCTCGCCCTCAACGATCAACTGCCCGGCTTCGATGAACGGGCGACCCTGCCCGAGGATCGACCCCAGCGAGTAGTCGTGCCCGAGCACTACCGGCACAGTCGCCGGCAGCTGCATCCCAGCCATGTCGATCACGACAGGCTCACGGCTCCAGCCCTGCCGAATCGGTGCGCCGGTGTAGGCGACGATGCGAAACTTCTTGCCAGCCGGCGCCGAATCGCCTTCGGCGGCTTGCAGAAACGTCACGCCAGAATCGAGTTTGATTGCGTTCATTGGTTCATGGCTTCGTCAGCCTGCTCCGGTGTTGCGCCGGGATAGTTGCCATCCGGCTGGAGATCGACGAACAATCCGAGTTCCTTCATCAACGCCACCTCGGCGGCACGCTGACGCAGTTCGACGTCCCACTGCTTGCCCGCCTTGGCGTATTCACTCGCCAGCGTGGTCGTGTGCGTCCGCAGGCGTGTCTCGGCGGCGTTGGCTTCCTTGGCTGGGTCAACGTGCTCCTTGCCGTCCCACTGCCAAGACCAATCCCACTCGCTGAACGGCGGGACGCCTTCCGGCAGAAGCCCGGCCAGCGTGGCTTCGTTCACCCATGCGGCAAGCAACCGATCGAGCATGCGCCGCTCTAGGTCGTCACGCATCACACGCTGTGTCGTTGCATAGACCTGATGGTCCATGCGACCCGAGGCGTAGTTGTAAGACGACGAATCGAGTGCAGCGACGTTGAACGGCAGTTGCAGGCAACGCCCCAACTCTCCCAGAAGCTGACGCACGAACGCCGGGAATTGCGTCGTCGGCTGCTCCGCTTTGAGCTGCTCGAACGTCCAGCCGTCTGGCAGCGTGACCATCGTTCTTTTTTCGATGGGCATCTCGGCAAACGCTTCGACTTCGTCCACCTCGGCGGCAGGCGAGTTCGTCCGCAGGAAGCCTGCGAAGTCGGCGGCAGTCTCGGCAGCAGCCACGACCGCTTCGGTGTAGCGGCGAAGCTGGGCGAACAGCTTGAGAGCCGGTGCCACTTCAGGAACGCCACGATGCTGGCCGGGCCGGATGGGCCGGAACCAGTGGATCATCTGCGCCGCCGGCACACGCTGGTAGTTCAGTGCGTTGACGTGGTAATTCGCACCGGGATGGTACGAGAGCACCTGATAGGCGAGCACGTTGCCCGAGGCGTCGAACTCCAGCCCATCGACAATCGAGCCATCGACGGTGACGCTAGGCGTGACGGACTGCACCGGCGTCGCCACCATCTCGGCTTCCACGAGCCGCAGGTCGAGTTGCACGCCCGGCAGGCGAGGGTTGCTGATCATCATGGCGAACGCTTCACCGTCCACCACAATCGCCTCACGCATCGTCCGCAGCTTCGTCGCCAGATCGACTTGCCACGACCAATCGAAGAAGAGACGTTCCGCCAGGCGATCCGCCTCGACGTCGCCGCTGTTGAGTTGCAGGCGTGGTCCGGTGCCGATCAGGTCGTTGGCGAGCGTTGCCGAGATTCCGGCGAGATACGAATTGTTCGCCCGCTCGTAGCGAGCACGATTCCGCATCGTCCGACGCTTCTCAGGCGAGAGCGCCGTATCCGCAGCGAAAGCGTCAGCGTTCGCCCAGTGCCGCCGGTCGTCGCCAATTTCGGCGGCGTCGAACTTCGCACGGACGTGAACCGGCACCGCCACGTTCTGCGGCTTGCGTCCCGGCAGCAGCCTGCTGAACAAACCCATCAGCCAGCCCCCGGCGGAATCAGTTTGTTGAACCGCAGCCCACGGCGTGTATTGCCGCTGCCGCTCGCAGCACGGGCAGACAAATACTTGTCAGCCTCGATCATCGAAGCCACATCCTGTGCCTCGACTTCGCCAGCGTCGGTACGCACCCGCTTCGGGCCGGATGCTGTCTCAGCGATCTTGTCGCGCAGTTCGTCGCTCATGCGAGCAACGCTAC